ACCGGGATGAGTCCGACATCCGGATTGGTTGACATGTTCGAGAAGATGAATGTATTATCTAAGGTGGGCAACAAGTTAGCATATACTGATAAAGATACAGGTGAAATTATCGCAGAGTTCCGAAAGAACTGGACTGAAGATAAATTACATTTGATTATGAAACAGTGGGATGCTAATGCAGTCTTGACTGCTACAACTCAATTAGAAGAAGAGGAAACATGATAGAAGAAGATATGATCATTGAAATGTGGGATGTATTCAAAGAGTATATTCCTGAAAAAAATAGAGAAATCGCCGCCAGTCATTATATAGATTTTCTATTAGGACGAGATGTAGGATTGTCTGTATTAGAAAACGTTACAGGTTATGACCCTAATATAGACGCTGCTATTAATCTTGCCCTTAAGGAAGACAGTGATGACGAATATGAAAATGAAGACGAAGATTTTCGTAATTCAGACGAAGATGACGAGGACTATTAATGAGGTGGTATGCTAACGTCAGTAAAGACATAGCACATCTTCCAAAATGTTTAGATTATTTCTATAACGAACTGGACGAGGCACGTTTTGAAGTTAAAATTCACGGCAACGTGGAAAAAGCTTCGGCGGCCTTGCCCGGTGTCGTTGAACACCGATTCAATCAATTACAAGAAATAGAAGCCGTTCTGGAATACCTTAATATAGAATTACGAAGAACAAAATCCAAGGCTTTTAAAAAATATTTAGAAAATTATCAAAGAGCATTAAGCAGTAGGGACTGCGAAAAATACGTCGATGGTGAGGCAGATGTTGTTGATATGGAAAAGATTATTAATGAATTTGCCATGTTACGCAATCAATGGTTAGGTATTATTAAAGCATTAGATATCAAACAATGGCAATTAAGTAATATTATTAAATTACGTGCCGCAGGACTTGAAGATATTACACTTTGAGTATATAATAACTCTATGATTACCGTAGAAGATTTGATTCTAACATTAGCATACGGAGCAGGTATAAGTATACATTCATGGGATAAAACCATTGTTTATAGTTTTGCTGAACAAATTTCTAGAGGTACTGGTTTTACAGAAAAACAAGCAACACTAGCTCTAAAGATTTTAAAAAGACATAAAAAACAATTAGATAGTGCATTAAAATTATATATTGGTGATTTTTTTGAAAATCCCATATATAAGTTTCCATTAAGAACAATTAATAATTATAAAAAAATCTCTGTAATCTCAAGAAATCATCAAGAAAAATTGATAAAAGTAGAATTTCCATTTAATGAAACATATATACAACATATACGACAAAATAAAAATAAGTTAGATCTTGCAGTATGGGATAAAGAGGAAAAATCCTGGTTTTTCTCTCTATCTGAAAGTAATTTAAGATTTTTAATGGATTTTGCTGTTAAAGAAGGTTTCATTGTAGATGAAGAATTTCAAAATTATTCTGAACAAATTCTCGATATTCTAAAAAATATGGAAAATTATATTCCTATGCTGGTTATGGAAAATAATCAATTAAAATTTAAGAATATTTCACAAAATATTCCAAATTTAAGATCTAATGATTTAATGGAATCGTTGTTTGCAGCAAGAAAATATGGCATTAGTACATTCGATGATTCGGTATGTTCGGCTATAGATAACTACGATATACCAGATATAGTTAAAGATTTTTTAAAAACCGATCCTAGTGAAATTTTTCATGTAAATTCAGAAAAACACGAAATTTCTGAGTTATCTTTATTTGTAAAACATTTAACTCCTTGCCTGTTTATTATTCCGGGAGGTACCGAATTTTTTGAATTAAAAAGGTCGGTGGAATTTTTAAATAATTTAGAAATTTCCAATGAACAAATCAGTGTGATGTTTAGATTACCCACAGAAACCGGTAAAGAATTCAATAATTTTGTTAAAAATTCTAATTTAAATTCTCCTTTAAATAACCAAACTAAAGTTGCGGTTATTAGTGGAAAATTACCGAAGCCTGTTATAACTTCTAAAATACATTTTCATTCAGTTATTGATTTTGGATTTAAAAATGCTCATTATGGCATTAAACAGTATATTATGAACCACGAAAATGTCATATCTTTTACCAAAGAAACATTTCAAAGAGAGTTTAATTTTGAAATCTTGTAAGATTATCATCAAAGATGAAGTTAACATTAAGATTGAAAGATTAGATCTTGATGTTAGAAAAGAATTAGTTAAAAAATTTAAATTCTTTGATCCTACTGCACGCTATAGACCAGCCTATAAATTAGGTCGCTGGGACGGTAGTATCTCATTTTTCGGTATTGGGGGCACCACTTATCTAAGTATGCTGGAACAGGTCCTGCAGTACCTAGAACAACAAAATTACTATATCGAGGTTGAAGATCTACGTACTAGTCCTCCACTAGAATTTTCTGAAATTTCTGAGGATTTTTGGGGTGAAAAAACCTGGCCTGAAGGACATCCTATTGCTGGACAAAAGATTGTACTAAGAGATTATCAGTTGGAAGTAATCAATAATTTCTTAAAAAATCCTCAATCATTACAAGAAGTTGCCACAGGTGCAGGTAAAACTATTATCACCGCAACACTGTCAAAAATTTGTGAAAAATATGGCAGAACTATTACGATTGTACCTAACAAAAGTCTAGTGGAACAAACTGAAGAAGACTTCGTCAACTGCGGATTAGATGTCGGCGTTTACTATGGAGACCGTAAGGATCTCAACAAAACCCACACGATCTGTACTTGGCAAAGTCTCAATATTTTAGAGAAAAAATCTCATGATTTTGTCGACGAAATCGTAACTCTGGCAGAATTCCTCGAGAAAGTAAGTACTGTTATTGTTGACGAATGTTTTGATAAAGGAACATTAATTACTACCCCTTCTGGAAATATTGCTATCGAAAATATTAAACCAGGAGATAAAGTGATTAATTTGTGTGAAAAAACAAAGAAATTTAAAGAAGACACTGTAGTTAAAGTACATAAAAATTTAACAGTTAATCAAAAAGAAGTTATGTTAGAATTACAATTTGATAATAATAAAACTATCAGAGTAACAGGTAATCATAAATTTTTGACTAGTAAGGGTTGGGTAAGAGCAGATGAATTAACTGAAGATTTGGTTGTTATAAACATAAATACATATAGCTAAAGGGGATGTATTTATGGCAAAAACATTCGATATAAAAAAATTTAACAGAATATTAAACAATTATAATCAAAAAATTTATGCTTTAAATGTTACGGGAAAAGTTTTAATTTTATCAAATGGTCTGATATTAACGAATGTCAAAGATATTCGCCTTTGTAAAAGAAGAGTTATAGATGGAGATCCTATCTGGAAGAAAAATTTTGACAGTTTGTATGATTTAGATTCTAATATACGTTTAAATGCTGAAAAAATTGTAAAGGGAAAAATTAGTAGAAAAGGTGGAATTAATTGTCAGAAAAAACACGGAAAAAAATTAAAGAATAATTTAAACGTAGGTATCCCATGGAATAAAAATTTAAAAGGGCAGTATCCTTATTCTAAAAATCATACTAAAGAAACAAAACTAAAGATCGGGCTTGCTAATTCTGGAAAAAACAACGGAATGTATGGTAAAAAAATGTCGCAAAAAGACAAAGACATTAGAAGTATTAAAATGAAGGAGATGATAATAACAGGAAAATTTACCCCAAATTCAAATAATAGGAATACACACTGGGAATCTTATTACAAAAATAAAAAATATAGAAGTTCTTGGGAAGCACTATATCAATATTTTGATGAAGATGCTGAATATGAAACTTGCAGAATTTCTTACAATTATGAAAATAGAAATTATATCTATATAATAGATTTCATTAACCATAATACAAAAAAATTAATTGAGGTTAAACCTCGTGAGTTATTGGAAAGTAAAAAAAACAAAGCAAAAATAGATGAAGCAATTAAATGGTGTGAAAAAAACGGTTATGAGTTTATAATAGCAGATAAAAATTATTTTATTGAAAAAGGTTTACCAACAGAATTAAAAAACTTCGATGCACAAACGCAAGGCAAGATAAAGAAATTATATGAAATTAGTAAGTAAAAAAATAATTGAAAAACCCGCTGAGGTTTATAATCTCCATATAAAAGAAGATCATAATTATATCGCCAACGGTGCAGTTGTATCTAATTGTCATATGGCTAAAGCAGAAGTTTTGAAAAAACTTCTAACACACAATTTAGCTAATGCTCCTATACGTTGGGGGTTAACAGGTACCATACCCAAACAGGATTTCGAATATGAAACACTCAGAGCTAGCATAGGAGATGTTATAAATCATGTGTCAGCACACGATTTACAACAAAAAGGTGTGCTGTCAAACTGTCACGTTAATGTGGTACAAACAGCCGAATGGAAAGAATTCGGTAGTTATGCAGAAGAATTAAAATATCTGGTTACAGATGAAATCAGAATGTCTTATATTAGCGAATTAATTA